ACGGCGGCTGCTGCTGCAAACACTAAAGCGACCTCAGCAGCTGCCGCAGCTGACGACGCTGGCAATAAAGCGAAGGAAGCCGATGCTGCCGCACGCATCGCCGACGAAAAAGCCAAAGAAGCGGACCAAGCCGCCCGCGCTGCCGACAGGAAAGCAATCGAAGCACTACAAACCACAGTGCAGGGCATGCCCCGCATCCTGCATATCGACACCGGTGGCGCCAATATTTTCACCGGCTCATCCGGCAGGATCAACAACGGCGAAGCATGGGGCACCCTCAAATGGTTCAGCGCTGGGCTGCAGGTTCGATCTGGCGCCAGATTCGAGGCCAAGGGTGACTGGACTGGCTCGATCCTCATGATTGCGGTTTCCACCCAGGGTGCCACAGACGTCTCCTGCGCCGATATCACCACGAGCAGCCGCTACCACGAGTCCGCTACTGGCGGAATTTTCCAAACCTATAAGTCCGCGACGGTTATCATCCTGCCCAGCACCTAACCACCGCCACTGCCCTTAGGAGGCCCCACCATGCCCACCATCACCGGTGACCTGCGGCTAATAACTAACCAGCCTGCTACCGTCACTGCCCTGCAAATCCATGCCCCCGAAGCCCGCACCAGCGCCGGTACGGTTATTCTCCCCGCTCCCACTAT